AAACCCGTTATCATTGGATTCTGCTATGATTTCAGCGTTATCGGTAGGGTTATGGTGCGTATATGTAAATCCACCGCGCCCACGATTGGCTTTAATTAATTGCTGCATCTTGCCGGTATCAATGCGGTCACGATCTACAGGTAAATCCCCAGCTTGATTGTGCCGCCAAATACCGTTTTTAGGCAGTTTACGAATAGATTGGCAGAATGTATTCCAATCAGTACCGCGCTCGCCAGCACTCACTTTATTCCAATGTATTGCCAAGTGACCGTGCCCAGCATAGCAAGGCTCTTCCCATTTACCAGTCCATATATTCCATTTACGCTTCAATGGGCATGAATCTGGGCACCAGGCGGCGGTGGAAGTGGAAACAGGAATGCGCCCAGTTTTCTTATTACTACTAATAGCAGTCAAGTGTACTGACATTGTTCTACACTCCTTTATAAAAGATATACGTCGTTAAACATAATGCCGGGATCAAGACAACAAAAACCGGCACGGGGGTTATTTCCGATAAAACTACCGGAATTGCCATGATGAACAATCCAATTAGATATCGCATTTCAGGAATATATCGATTCAATAGCAGACCATTCGGCGTCAGCGTTTTCTAGTTCGATTTCAGATTCACGTATGGCACCGACTAGCGCCGCTTGGATATCCGAGAATTGATCGATAAACCGCTGATCTAGTGCGCCTACTTCGTCATGGGGTTCGCCATCGATATCTACGTGTATTGCGTCATTTATGTAACTGGCTCTGATTAAACCCCATCGAGTTTGCTTCTTTTTTTCCATGTTATCCCCTTAATAGACTGTAGTAGTTAATACACAATAGCCAGCGGTATGCACTGGCTATGATCTATTAACTTACTGTTTGAATATCATCTATGTCACAAATAACGCTACGGATATGCGTTAGTGCCGTTGAAATTCTACCGTTACGAATCTCGTCAAGAATCAATTGCGGTAACTCGTCACGCTCCCACTCGTCAAAATAGAATGCTTTGACTAATGACAATTCTGCTTGTTGTAACTTGTTCACTGCGTCTTTTAATGCCGTTTTATCCATATTAATGCTCTCCTTAAATAGACTGTAATGGACTACACTGGAAATATAGCATAGCTATAAATGAATAGGTCAATTACTTTACTCACTGGCAGATTCCAGGATTCCCTACAATATGTAAGGGATAAATACCCTGGCCCTGGTGTGGTATTAAATCCTGCGCGGGGGTAAGTATTTAATAAAAGAAAAACAAAAGAAATCCTATATCCTGCATTGATAACTATAGACAGAGATAGATAAGACCAGAGTAGATACAGGTAGAGATAGTAGGAAGTAATAGGAAAGATAGTAGTAAAAGATAGGCGGAAA